CCTAAGCCATTTAATGTTTTTCTTCTCTGGTTTTTTCCTAATACAGATGAAATTTTTTCATCCATGTTTCCAAATTTATAGCTGTCGGTTTCTTTTTTTAATAATACATCATTGAATAAAAATCTTACTACTGTATTATCAGCCTGGTCATGGGCCATTGCTATTCTAACTAAGTATCTACTAAAGACTCTACCAAAGAGTTTAAAGTTTCCTTTACAAACTATTAATAATTTTATTAGGGTATAGATGATACTGATGGGTTTTAAAATCCATCTTAAAATTGTTTCAATTAGTACCAGCAAAATGCCCCGTATCATGGTTAATAGTTATTATAGCTTCATAAAAAAATAACACCTGTTTATATCTAATAGTTTAAAATATAAAAGGTGTTATCATAATAGTTTTTATTTTATACAAAAATAGTGAAAATTAATTAAAAAGTAGCCTGTCACTGACAGCAAAAAAACGTGACAGGCTACTGAGGTTTGGGAGAGAGACTCTTATGTTAAATCTCCAGCTGCGTATCCTAAAGCTTTTGCAACTTCTAATCCTGATAATGCAGCAGCACCACCTTTTAAAAATAAAAGTACGGAACCACTTTCAGTATTAGAACTTGTTAAACCAAAGATATCTTCATCAGCTGTTAATCTAAGTATATCGTATTGTGCATTTTTTTCAACAGATGCTGATCTTTTTCTAGGCGGAACTCCTAACATACTATTCTCACCTTGGTTACCCATAGACATGTACTCGTCCATAGCAGCTTGTTGCCACATACCAGTACCATCTTTAGCTCCTTGTACATGAGTATTTAATGTAGAAGTATCAGAGAAAGTAGCAGTAAATCTATTAGAATAATAATTTCTAAAAGCATCTACATCAAAGTCACTAACAACTCCGGTCATTTGGATTCCAAAATCACCAAATGGAGCTCCTACTAAAATAGCTTCAACATTAGCAAGAAGAATACTTCCTGTAACTCCTTGATAAGCATGTCCTAAAGTTATAGTAGTTGCAGTTAAATCTGCTACTTTGTATACTGGATCTGTTACAGCAGTTCCAAAACGAATTAAAGAACCTACAACTAAAGTTGCTCCTGTTATAGCAGCTGAAATAGTTACAGTTTTAGAACCATTTTCTAATGTGAAACTAGCAGGACCTGTAATAGCAGTTCCAGCTGCAGCATTAATAGCTTCAAATCTTACATAACCATGATTTCCTTCAGGTTGAGTACTCATGTTTAAAACGCCATTTTTTACTAATCCTAAAGCTAGTTCTTCTTGAGAACCGGTAGCATCAGTTCGAAACTGAGCAAAAAGGCTATTAGGCTGGCTTCTGTTTGCAGCATCAAGATCGTTTTTACGAAGCTTAATAAAGAAATTTGTCTCAACAGTAGTAGTAGGAAGTGCTCCTGTAGTACCATTAAAACCAATTCTAGTAATTTGTTGCTGAGCAGCAGAAAAAACACTAATAGAACCTGTAGCACTAGCAGTTGGAGCTCCAGCCTTATCGGATTTACCAAGTCTAATTTTACTTTTAGTTAAAGTAGCACTTGCTACTAATTCTCCATCTCCGCCTAGTACGCTTCCTCCTACATTTTGGATGATTCTTACTCTAGCATCAGATGGTAGTGCTGTATATGCAGCAGCATCTAGGATTATATTTCCTTCATCTACTAAAGCTACTTGTCCACCTTTTATAGTCAGATTAGTAGCTTTGGCCCCTGCAGCAGGTGCAGCAGTAGTAGCATTTGCGATTGCAGCATAAGCTACATTGTCTTGTCTTCTTAATTGCATTGTTTTATTTTTTAGTTAATATTAAGTTTTTATTCAAGGTCTTTTGCAGAAACTATATTCTGCACAGTTTGTTCTTTTACTCTTTGTAACATTAGGTTCTTTGCCATGTCTATAATCACCGTATGGGTTGATTCATCTAATATACAATTTCTGCTGTTAGCAGGTGTAGTTCTATCTACTGTAATATCGCTAGGGAATAGTAAATAGTTCATTGTATAACTAGTAACATTAAAAGTTCCATCAGTTACGAGTTGGTGTCTTTTAGGTGTTGCAGCTAATGCAGGATTGCTACCGTCTATTTCTCTTTGGTAACCTAGTCTCCATACACGAGCCCATCCGTAATCTTTATAATAAGGTTTCTTATATTTATTGTATAGATATTGCCATATCTCATCGTGAGCTACTACATTTATCCATGCTTTAATAAAGCTAGTTGTACCGCATTGTTGCTTGTCTATCATTGCCTCTTCATATATAGTATACATAAAGTCTGCAGGTAAATCAAAGAACTTTCCGTTATCTAAGGTTCCTACCTGGTCCGCAGAAACTGTAAGATTAGCACCTTGTTTTATCAAGGCGCTTAATCCTTGGTTTCTTATCTCGGTTTCCTCTAGGCCTTGGCCTTTACGGTTATTAAGTTCACTAACAAACTGCTTAATGTATAGCAATTGAGCTTCAGTCAGAGCTGACGTAAGATCGAAATCTTCGTACCCTGGTGAACCAAAACTATCTATTCTATCTAGTCTTAATTCTAACTCATCTGCCATTTCATTTGCGGTCATGTTCTATTTTTTTGATAATTCAATCTGAGTTTTAATTCTCATTTTTACCTCTTGATTGTCATCATTATTAATATAAGCGATTGTACTTCCAAGGTCTCCTAATTCGATACCGTTGTCTAATACATATCTTTTGTTACTCATCTTTTTAATAGCTCCTGCTTCAGTTGCTTCCTGGATAAAAATTCTATGTTCATATTCAGGATGATTAACCACGGCTAAAAAGTTTGCTGGATTTTCATCTAGTACCATTAATACTTCAGATTTTAACCAATCTTTAGTATTGTTAGCCGGGATGGTTCTTCCTAGCGACTTAATAAAGCCTTTCATTTTTCCTAAGTCTGCAGTAATCTCTGCAAATTTAGTATATGCTTTAGCTTTAAGTTCAGCTGCTTCAACTTTCTTAGAAGTTACTTTATTGTCGTTAACAATCATAAATTCATAAGTAGCTCTTAGTATTCTGTCATCATAAGACGGAGAAACTAATTTCTTGTTGGATAATAGAATGTGGTACTTTAACATATCTAAAGGAAAGCTTAAATTTAATTGCATTCCTTCTTTAGTCATTGTTACACGTCCTCTTCTATCTGTCCTCCAGAAATTGTCATCTGTCGGTAATGTGACATTTAAATTCACACCTAATTCTGTTTCAAAGAACTCCTGCTGAGTCATTCCATTAGGGAACTTCTCATAGTATTTTTTTATATAACGCCTCTCTTGGTCGTCTAAAATTCTTTTCACTCCTCCACCTCTTCGGTAATCATTAAGAGGAACTTGATAGCTTCTCTTAACTTTGTTATAAATAAAAGGGTCATTTTTTTTATCTTGTCCCTTTACTAAAAGTGTTGACCATTTTCCCGATGATTCTACTGGCCTAACACTTACTATCTCTTCTCTTAAATAAGAGCCCCAAACGATAGTGTCTTTTTTTGTTGCTGTTTTTGCTGTCATTTTTATTTATTTATATTAAACTCTCTATGTAATTGCCTCCCCATTACGAGGAGGCTTTTACAATCTTATATTAGTCTACAGATAATCTAAGGTCAACTACTTTCGTAGGATCTTCAATCATCATACCACCCCATTTTTGCATATGAACTTCATATCCATCAATAGGAGATGCTACCAATTTCGGAGAACCTTTTCCTGCAGGAGAGAAAGGATCTCTCATACCTGGAATGTATGCCCAGTTATAATCTGGAACACCTTTAGGTTTAACTCTATAGATTCCTGCTTCTTCACCGTAGTCAAGAGCTAAGATTCTGTGAGACTCAACGATACCTTTTCCGTCAGGATGTTGTTTCGGGAAGTATACGTCATCATCGAAGAAATCAAGGATTTCAACCATAATACGAACTCCGTTATACCATTCGTAAACGTTGTACTGAGGCTCCATTGTAGCTTTAGTGTTTCCACCGCCAATGTTTCCTGGCTTAGAGTTACTATCTAAGAATCTATCTTGGATAACAGTTACATTTAACTGACCTCTTTTTGCCTGAATTTGTTTAGAGATTTCGATAGCACCAAACTCACCTGTTAACAAGTGGATAGTTCTCTTACCTCTTTCGATTTTACCAACACCCATGTCTAGTAACATCTCTAGATGCCAATCTAAATCATAGCTATTGTAGTAGTGTACGTTAGATGGAGCAACTTGCTCGAAGAAACCTGCACCTGATTCGATAGCATATTTAGTCTTGTCATCTTTGTTTAAGTACTTGTGATCATTAGTCCAGTTTTTCTTACCATACATCAACATTCTTGAGAACATCTCTTCGCATTGGTGATGAGCAACCATATCTTGATAGTTAATCCAGATAGACTCAGTTTGACCTTTGTATTGGAATCCAAACTCTAATGGTTCGTTTTTCCCTTTGTTGATTACGTTACCAGGAACTTTGTACTCCATACGTAGAGTAGAAGGTCTGTTTTCCATTCTCCAAGGAGATGTGAAATAAGGACTAGAACCTTGGTAAGATAATGTAGAAGGAGATAGGCTATAAAATTTAGACCATCTAGTTCCTGTAGCTAATTCATCAGCAGGAACAGTCTTAGCAGCTGAATCAGTTACTAGTTCTACTTCTACTTTAGTTAATGAACCTGCGTCAGATACTTTCTTAACAAGTAAGTGATATTCATCACTTTCTCCTCTAAGAACGTTACCTTCTTCGAAGATGTTTTCAGCAAAGATAAGATTAAATCTTTCTCCGTTAGCTCCTACATTACCAGTACTAATAGTAGTACCCGCAATTGTTTCTGCAGAAGATAAAGGAAGATTTTTATCGTGTTGTCCTTGCAACATCCAGTTATAAAATCCGTTTTCTTGTTCTACCTCTTTTACTGGGAACCTGTTAACGAACTCTCTTAATTTACCTTGTAAATTAGTTTTGTAGATCTCTCTGATCACAGAACTAATTAGTTCAGGCTTTTGTTGGTACAAAGCATGAAAATGATTATCAGTCACAAGACCGTTATAATCAATAGCTTCATATCTTTGTAATGGAAGTAATTGTGCCATTTTGTTTTCTATTTTTTATTTGTTAGACGAATATATTATTACTTTATTTTTTTCTCGTTTTTCCCATCCCTCGCTCTAATAAATCTAAGATTCCTTGAGCTTTTTGCGATGATTCGACAGAAGTGTTTCTTCCTACACCTCTCTCATTTGTTGATGCTATAACTTTATCAATCTCTGAGACTGCTTGTGTTTTAGCAACATTCTTTATTTTTGAGATATTAGGCTTAAAGCTGCCTTGCTTATCTAAATCAAATAATCCCATAGAATCATAATAATTAATAAGCATCTCAAATTCGGTAGGGTTTCTCATTTGCTTATACATTAAACTAGTATATCCTTTTCCATCATCGTCAGTATATACTGGTTTAGTAATGTTAGCTTTAAGCTTTTCCCGTGTTACCTTATTTAATTTTAATCCATCAATGAATGCTTCTTTAGTATCTATTGATGACATTAAACTATTGTAACTTTCTTCTCGTTGTTTTTCCCACTTTTGCTCTTCAGCTGCTTTAGCTTGCTTTGCATTTTCAACATATCCAGTAGCATGTTTCTTAAGTTGAGGTACAGCTTTTAAAGCTTTTTCTTCTAACTTACCAATAGCATCTGCATCTTCTATTTGCTCAGCAGCATCTTCGTCTGAAAAGTTTTTAGACTTTAAATAACGATAGTATAGATTCTTTTGAAGATTAGTATCTTCTTTTATAGAATCATTAGTTACATTGTCAAAGAACTCTAAGTCTTGAGCAGCTTGAATAGCTTGGTCAGCTTCTGAAAAAGAATCTTCTATTTCTAGAAATTTCTTTTTAGCCCCGCTAAAGTTATTCTTCCATTGGTCAGTCATTCCTTTAAATGATTTTTCCAATGTGCCTTTCATCAACTCTTTCAATTTATCCAAAGAACCCTCTAGTTCTTCTTCTGATTCTGGAGATGCGATGATTCCCTCATCAATAAACTCCTTCATCATAGCTTTATAAAAAGCTTCTTTTTTGTCATCTGATACAGCCGTAGGCGCATCATTAACTTCTTTATTCTCCAATTCCTCTTTAGGACTTACAATCTCAGGCTCTGGAGAATCATCTCCTAAATCACCTGTTGTATCCTTTACAGGGGCTACGATTAATTCAGGCGTTTCCTCTGTTGTTTCTGTCGTAGAATCATCTGATACTTCTCCCGAGATTGATGACTCTAACTCTCCTGGCGACATAATTTCTATGCCATCAAATAAGTTTTCTTTTGTTTCACTCATACTGTTGCTGTCTTTATTTTGTTACAATATTAAAATTATTTTTATAAACTATAATCATTATTTTATCATAAATATCTTATAGTACTATAGCTTTATTTTGCTTTAGGTTTTTCTTTGTTTGCTTTTATCTGTTGCTTTTTAATAGCTTCGTTAGCTTTATTACTTCTAACTCTTTCTGATAATTCTCCTTCTTTTACACGAATAGTATTGTTCTTAAAGTTTTCATCAACATCTGTTCTTCTAAGATCTAAAGTATCATCTATACCATTATCATCAGTATCTTCATCATACTTTCTACCGTCTCTAATATCGGAACCTATTTCTTTCATTCCTGCTATTCTTTCTTTAGATTCTATTTCAGCATATTTAACAGCTCTGTCTTTTTCTTTCTCTTGCATCTCTTGTTGCATTTGAGCTTGAGCAGTTTGTTGTTGCATTTGAGCAGCTTCTTGTTGTTGTTGAAGCTGTTTCTCTTGCATTTCTTGTTGTTGCTGCTTAATCTTTTCTGCAGAATCAGCAAGTCTTCTAGATATTTCTTGTACAGATTCTGATTGTGATATAGCAATAAGATCGCCAATAGTAGCTTGCCCATTTTGCACAGCTGCTTGAGATAATGCTTTAAGCTCTTGATACAATTGCGTATCTGCAGAAGAATTAGATATATGAACATCATATTCTGAAAGACAAAACTCATCAAAGTTTTGAACCATAACAGCTCCCATGTCATCTAAGATAAACTGCCCTTTTTTAGGATTCTTTTTATAAGCGTATTTACAACACTCTAAAAATTTACCTAGCGCTCTTTTACGGAAGTTAGCATCTAATACAAACCATTTTTCAGTAATGTGAGATGTC